CCTGGTCGATCCACTCCCAATCTTTGAGCGCGGTGTTGAGCACCGAGCGCAGCGTGATGACGTAGTTCATTTTGGTGCCGGCACTCGCGGGCTTTTTCTTGCGGGTGACAAGCGCCTCGATCGCCTCCGCGGCGTTGGAGCGGGTAATCTCTGTCAGCGCCATGCCGGCGAAAGCCTGTCGCCAAAATTTGAGGTGGTGCTTGTAGTCTTCGATCGCCTTGTCGTCGGCGTGCTCGAGCTCCCACTTGTCGGCCGCCTCGTCGAACGAGCGCAGCGGCTTTTCGCCAAGCTGCTCTTGGCGCCAGAGCTGCGCCTTCAGCTGGTCGTGGAGCTCCTGCGCTGCTTTGCGATCAGAAGTCTGAGCAGATTGCCGGAGTCGCCCGCCCGTCGGGAGCGCGATATCGATATGCCAGGTGTTGCCGCGTTTCTTGATGGACATGGTTTGCTGGGTTCCTGTTTGGTTGCCTGGAGAACCTCCGCGACGTTCACTCGGATCGCTTTGCCAAACCGATAAGCTGGCACTGCGCGCCGATCGACCATGCGTCGGAGTGTCTTTACGCTAACACCCAACTGGTCCGCCGCGTCATCAAGTGTGGTTAACACCTGATGGTGAGATTCTCTCAACACCTCAGTCATCCGTCAACTCACCTCGAAGCAAAGGTAAAAAGTCCTCAAGTTTCATCACGATGCGCCACGGCTGGCCGTTCTGGCGGTAGGCCACAATCGGCACCTCCCCAGGCTGGCAGTGCTCCTCGATCTGCCGGCACCAGGCGGGCAGGGCAAGCGTCTCGCGGCGCTTGGCCTCGATACGGAACTTGCCGACCTGTATGTCATCGCCCGAGTCTCGAGCCTGCCCGAGCTTGCGCTTGACCACAAACCCAAGCTCATTAGAGAGCAACGTCGCAAGCTCCCGCTCGGCTGCGGCTCCCTTGTTGCGTGACATCCGGCCGCCCATCAAATCACCCAGTCATAGCCCTTGCGGGCGATCCCGACAAACACGCCCGACGCCAGCGCCAGCAGCACCCAGCTCCCGAGAATCACCGTCGTGTACACGGCTACGCTGATCAATGTCTCGAGTCGATCTCTCATTTCGCACACTCCACGATGAGCGCCAAGGATGTTTTTGGCGCGGTTTACTCGGCTTCACGCGGATCTTTCCCCGCAAGCCACGTCGCGTACCACAGCAGTTTTCCAGCCTCTTGCTCGGTGGCGTCCTTGCGACCCATACGCCAGTTGTATTTCGCCACCTGGCCGCGCAAGAACCCACGCCATTCGTCTTCAGACAACTGAGCGCGAATGGCATCGATGCACTCGATGTCGGTCGAAGCGTAGTGAGCAGGGCGCTCGACCACGTCGTACTCGCTCATTTCTTTGACTCCCCGGTCCAATTCACCGAGTCCAGATCGTCATCCACAAACGGCTCCTCGGCCTTTGGGAACTTCGACAAGTCGACCTTGCTGCGGCGCCCGCGGCCAGTGCTCGTCGACTCGGTGACCTTTGCCTTGAAGATGCTTCGCATGGCCTCGACCGTTCGATCGGTGACGATCTCGGCGACGCACGCCGCGAGTTCGCGACTCAAGTAACCGCCGGGGCCGTTCTTAAACGTGCGCCCGGTTTCCTTGTGCTGGTACTCAATGTAGTTCTCGCCGCCGTCGACCGGCTCGCCAAAGGGCACGAGCTGCGGGATGAACAGGTGCGAGTCGCACGCTTCTCTTTGTGCGCCTTTGTGCGTTATCGCACTGAGAAGTTCGCAGCGCCATGCTCCACTCTCAACAGGTGAGGCATGACAACACGTACGACAATTAACCTCGGCAACCTGCTGCTCGTGGCACAGCGAGTAAAACGAGCAGCCCTTGCACTGCCAGTGCGCCGGATCGTCCGAGAGCCGCGCGGGCGGCTCCTTCGCGCTGATGATGCGCTTGGCGCGCTCGCGCATTGCCTTGAACGCGTCCTCGTCGAAATGCACCCACTCGGTGTAAATCTCGTCGTTGTCTTTGTTCACAGCAAAGTACAGCGCTCGCTCAACCCCGAGCAGGCCCATGTAGGACTGCATCTGCGCGTAGTGTTGCGGCTTGCTCTCCGCGACACCGAGCCGCCTCATCTCGGTGAAACTCTTCGCGCTGTGCGTCTTGACCTCGAGGATCGCCCAGGTCTTCGGTGCCTCGGGAAAGCCTCGACCGATGCCGTCGATCGAGCCGCCAAAGTGTCCGCTCTCGTCCCGGCAATCGATCTGCTGCCCGTTCTCGTCGGTATGCAGCTCAACGCCAATGGCGCGCAGCTCCTCGGCAACGACCGCCTCCTCGCGCTTGCCGCGATCAAAGAGGCGCAGCATCCGTCCGTCCCACGTCGGCATCTTTGCCCACCGGAACGAATACCAGATGTGGCGGTCGCATGCGTGGCCGATCAGCGACGCGCCCAAATGCTCGCGATGTTCCTGCGACTGCGCACCCCGCCACCGAGTGACGGCCTCCCCGGTGGTGTGCTGGCTCGCAGGGATTTCCGGCATTACTTGCGCTCCCAGGGCCGCGCGGCCAGCTTAGCGGTAGGGGGGGCGGACGCTGGACGCGCAGCCTGGGAGGCAATCGGTTTTGCGCCGCCAATCGCCTGGTAGCCCAGGACGCGGTTGCGCGGTTGGTCTTTGCGCTCGATGTCGATCTGCGCAAGCACAGGAATGTCGTGCAGCTGCTCGGTCTCGTTCAGTGTCGAGATGCCCGCAGCGAGGCACAGCTCCTGAAGCTGACGCTTGGCGATATCTTCGGCGGTCTTGTTAGGGTTGCTCACGTTCAGTCGATCCCACACGCGGCGCCCGGCGAACTCGCCGTCCGACACCTGCAGCGTGAGCTCGATGTACTCGCCCGTGCCGGCCTGCGTCGGCTTAATCGCCGACTCGGTGACAATCACTTGGTACATGCCGCGCGGCAGCGGCTCGCGGCTCGGCGCCGGAGCGGCAACGTGTGAGACAGCATCGAATTGAAATGAAGGCATGGTTACGTTCCTCGTCTTGATCAGTTTGCTATTGCGGTTTCAAAGGCCTCCCAAGAAAGCGGGATGCTCTCCGGCAGGCCATATCGATTCTTTGCCATGTAGGCCGGGCGCTCAGACGTGAAGAGCAGGCGCTCTCCAGTCGTGAACCCGCGCGAGACGGTCTTGTTGAACCCAACATCGTCTTTCTTGATGAGCGTCTTGTAGTTCGCAAACAGCACCGCGTCGCACCACTCGCGCACGAGCGCGCTCGAGCGAGCCTGCAGCTTTGGCTGGTAGCGGTCGTACGGCTCCGTCTCCGGCGAGTCGAAGCGCTTGATCTCGGTATGCGCGATCAAGATCACAGCCATGCCGCGATCGTTTCGCAGGGCCGTTAAGCCGTCCAAAATTTCGCGCCACTTGTCGGCGGCGATCATGGCGCCTTTGCCATACGCTAAATCTTTGGCGTCGTACTTCGACTCAATGTCGCGCCAGATCAGCGTTTCGAGCCAATCGAGCGAGTCGATGACCACGGTCTTAAAACTGTGACCATCGTCAAATAACGTCGCAATCGCGTCCAAAACGTCGCCGACCTTAGTCGCGATCGGGAAGTGATCCACGGCTAACGAGCCGAGCCCGTCTTCCGTTTGGATAAAGACCGGCTCCGGCGCGCCGGCGGCAAAGGTCGACTTGCCGATGCCTTCCACGCCGTACACAAGCACGCGGGGGGCGGCGAGGGCGGTATTTCTTTTAATGCTCTTTAAGTCAAACGCCATGGGCAGGGTCCTCAATTACGATGTACGTTTTGGCGGGCTTTACCGTGATCGCCGGAGCGATCTGGCGCCAAAGGTCAGGGCGGTCAGTGCGGATCGCGCGCAGCAGAGCCTCGTCGGCCTCGACCTTGGTTTTCACCGGCTTCTCCGGCCAGGACGCCGTCAGCGCGAGCAGCTTGTCGAGGTCGGCCTTGTAGCTCAGCTTCCCAGTCGCCTTGAAGCGAAAGCCGTTGCCGAGCGTCGTCGTAGCGCTACCTTCTTCTTTGTGCGGCAGCATTTTCAAAAGGTCTTCTTCAATTTCGAGTCGTCTTGTGACGGCTTTGAGCTCTTCTTGCTTGGCAAGAATCCACTCCGCCGCCAATTTTTCTGCGGTCATGGTAAGTGCCTCGTGGTGGGGCGATGGGAATGTAACAGGCTGTAGTGAATATCTCAACAGGTACGGCAAAGGCCCGGATTAAACCGGGCGAATCCACAGCACCGGGGCCGCGGCTCGAACAGCAACGTTCTCGATCGGGGCGGCCCCCGTGAACGGCACTAGGTTGAACTTCTCGTCGTCATAACCGCGCTTGAGGCTTCCAATAACGTGACCCTCGCCCATAATCTCGGCAATACACAGCCGGTTGATCAGCGCCTCAACGCGTGTGTCGAACGCACCGGAGAACAACACCCAGCCGTCGGTAACAGTCTCAGGCGCTCGGATCTGAACGGCCATGCCGGCGCCTGGCACGTCGCGCGGGGCGGTGACGCGCCGCGCATTGCGAGCGGCTATCGAACGCAGCGTGCTATTGGCATCAACCCATGCCTTAATCGTGAAGCTTCGTGCGTCTTCTTCAATCGGGATACCGGCCTGCGCCAGCACCTCGGTGACGGGCACCGTCAGTAAACCGGATATCCGGTTGGCCTCATCCGCTGTCATCGTGCGCTTGCCGCGCAACATCAGTGATACCGCGCTCGGGTCGAGCTCGAGCAGCTTAGCGAGGCGGCGCATCGACATGTCATTCGCGGCCAACTGCGCGCGAAACCATTTCGTGTTCACCTTCTGAGGGCTCATTGTTTTACTTACCTTTGCTTTGAACGTTTGTGGTGTGTTGACAATTCCACATCAGTATTGCACCTTCCGCCACATCCTGCAACCCGAGTGTTGAGAAAAACAGTCCATGTCGCAACTATCTCCTGCAAAAGAAGTCGTAGAAAAACTAGGCGGAGTGCGCGCAACCGCACGCGTCTTGCAACTGAATCCAAGTGCCGTTTCGCGGTGGATGATGTCGCCGAAAAAACGTGGCACTGGCGGCCACATCCCACAACGCCATTGGCCTGCAATTCTAGAGTATGCGAAAAAAGAGCGCATAAAGCTGCGATTAGACGATCTCGTCAACCTGCCGAAGTAAATTCCGCGGGGGCGGCATGGTTAACAATTCAGAATTCTTAGAGGCCGTTTATGGCCCGCTCGGCGCCGGGATATATGGCTGGATTGCCTGCTTTCGTGGTGACCCAAACGCCGTTATGGCAGACGCCTGGGCAGGGCAGCCGTGGCTTGCGACGGCCAACCAGCGGCTACTTATCGACAAGCGCGTCGACGACAACAACTACTACTCTGTTGCGCGCCTCGCAATGGGCGATGGCAAGCCGCGCAGATCAAAGAATTGCTTTGACTCGCTTGCGGTGCTAGTTGCCGACGACGCCGATCCGAACGAGCTGAACGGCACACCGAGCTTTGTTATCGAGACTTCGCCTGGTAATCACCAGATTGGCGTGCTGCTCGACGAAACAGATTCCGCGACGCAGAACATGCAGTTGATTGACGCCGTTATGCAGGCGATGGCGGACGCGCGCCTGATCAAGGCCGACAGCTCGGGGAATAACGCCGTGCGTTACTGCCGCCTGCCGGTCGGTACAAACGGCAAGGGTGGGCGTAACGAAGCGGTGCGCTTGGCTCAGTGGAATCCGAATGCTCGTTATACGCTCGAGGATGCACTGGCCGTCTTCGGCCTTGACCTCGATGTAGTCCGCTCGCGTATGTCGCCGACAGCGCCGCGTGCCATCGACGCGCCGCGCGACGTTGAGCAGGGAGAACTTGTAAAGGCAATCGTTACCGGCGTGAGTTATCACGACCCGTTAATGAAACTTGCAGCGAAGCTTGTCGCGTCGGGCGCTTCGGGCGGAGCTGTCGTCAATCACCTGCGCGGGTTGATGGAAGCTCAGATCGATCACGACCGCTCGGATCGCTGGCAGGCCAGATATAACGAGATCCCGAGGCTGGTGCAGAGCGCGGAACGATTCAGGCCTGACTCACTGCCCGCGGTCACGATCAACCTCGGGCGCAAGCAGGAGCCTGCCAAAGGGACGCTTGAGCCGGCGCCAATGGACTGGGGCCAGCTTGCGGGCACGACTCCGGAGCCTGCGACATTTCGCTGGGCGGGATGGTTGCCTGCGCGCACGACGACGCTGCTCAGTGCCAACGGCGGTGTCGGTAAATCCAATCTCAGCTTGCAGCTCGCGGCAGCGCTCGCGCTCGGCGGGCGGTTCCTCGGGCAAGAGCTCGAGCCGGCACGAGTACTCGTTATTAGTGCCGAAGATGAAGCGCGCACGGTGCACTTTCGCCTCGCAAACATTGTTGCTGATATGGGTGTGTCACTCGCGGACCTCGGCGATCGTTTGGTTGCGTACGATCTAACGCAAGTCGATTGCGTGATGTGGCGCGACGGCGCGCCGACTGCGCGCATGCAATGGCTCGCAGATGTTGCAGAGCAGCATAAAGCGCAGGTTCTGGTAATCGATAACAGCTCCGACGTGTTCAACGCCAACGAGAACGACCGAGCCGAGGTGCGCGGGTTTATGCGCGCGCTGAACTCGATTGCGCATCACTCGGGCGCTGCGATCTTGTTGCTCGCTCACGTCGATAAGGCGAGCGTGCGCATGGGGGCAGGGCAGGACACTAACACCACCTTTTCAGGCTCGACAGCCTGGAACAACTCAGCACGCTCGCGCTGGGCCATGACGCGCGATACCGATCGCGTAGTCACGCTGCGCCACGAAAAGTGCAACCTTGGGCCGCTGCAAGAAGAGATCCGCCTTGAGTTCGATCAGGCGGCCAAAGTATTCCGGCAATTCGGCACTGTGCCAGGTTCTATTTCGGATAGCATGTTGCGAAATTCGCAGCGTGTAGCGATTCTCAAACTACTAGCAAGCGCTATCCGTGCCGGGCAGAAACTGAGCCTGGCGGCTACGGCCAACAATAACGCCTTCAAGGTGCTCGCGGGTAGCAAAGCATTTCCGCGCATCGCGCGCAGCGAGTTCTTCAGCATTCTTTACGACATGCAGCGCGAAGGGCTGATCGTCGAGCAAGAGTACGAGGCGAACCGGAAGAAGTACAAGGCGCTCGCGCTGAGCGCCGCGGGGGAAGAGGTGACGCTGTAGCGTATAACGCTACGCGTTACGGCTCCATCTCGAGATGCTTGGTTTTCTCGCGCTCGGTCGCAAGCTCAATGCGTAACTGAGCGATCTCGCTCAAGTAGCTGATGATCCGGTCGCGTAGTTCGCGGATCTCGGCGCGGTACTCGGCGCTCGTGTGCGAGCGTAAGTCCCACTCGCGTACCCACGAGCCGGGTTCTGATTGGTCGTCGATCATTCGCGATCCTCCGCGCTGAACCAGCCACGCTGGCGCTTGAGGTAGGTCGGCCACTCGAGCTTGTCGACAAACGAGCGGTCATCGACCAGCACCTGGTTGGTGGGCTGCGAGGTGTAGCGGCCGTTGTCGAGCGCGACAAAATAGAATTCTTTGGACTGTTCGGGCGCTGCGCTGAATGCATCGCCGACCGGCACGAGCGTGAAGACGTACATGCCGTCGTGCTCTTCGCCGTTTTGCAGCTTAACGCGCGCGTTCATGGCCTGCAGGAACGGGTACTCGATCATCGCGAACTGCCACCCGTACGCGTCCCAGGTCTGGGCGTCGCCTGGCGTCCAGGGCGCTGCGTCCTTTTTGGTGGCGATCTTGTGCAGCGGCACGTTGCGGTACACAGCGCCGCTCTCGAGCAGGATGTGGCACCCGAACGCGCGGCCTGGGTAGGACGTGATCGCGAACCAGACGCCGCGTATCCAGTCGTGTTTGCCGATCGCGTCAGGCTCGAGCCAAACGTATTGATGAACAGGGAGCGAGCCGGAGTGTGTGTAGAGCATATGGTTGCTGCCTCGCACCACCGGGGCAGCTCTCGGTCTCTAGGGGTTCTCGGTGCGTGAGCGGGCCGTGGCAGGAGGTCAGTGCTTCACGGCTTTAAGTTGTTCGAGTTCGCGCTCGAGGCGTCGTACCTCGGCGCGCAGTTGCATCTCTCGAGCGACGGCTTCACAGAGCTGGCGCAACAGACCCCGCATGGCGGCTCTGGCGTCAGAGTTCATGCGACACCTTTTCGAGCGAGGCGGCGACGGACTCGATCGCGTAGCCCATGCCGAGCAGGAAGTGCGCAAAGGCCTGCACGGCTTCGTCGGTCGTGGCGTGCTCGCCGAGCTGCGTCTGAATGGTGTAGTGCTCGGTGTTCCCGGTGAGCGTGATGAACTCAGTCATGCTTGTATCCCCACTTCACCGCGGGTTGATTCGGGTGTAGCACCCATTTGTCGCCAAGGTCGCGCAAGGCAGCGCGGCGCTTGGCCTGCAGGCGTGCGAGGCGCTCGGTGTCCGGCTCGTAGCGCGCGCCGGTGCGCGGAGCGTGACGCCAAAACACGTCGTAAAAGAACCAGGCGAGCAGCACAGTCGACGAGACCGCGGAGGCAATCACGGCGACGACGTAGAACGATTCCCAGAAACTCATGGCGGGTTCCTCAGTAGTTGCACTTCAGCTCGGCCACCATCGACTCGAGCGTTTTGATGCGTCCCTCGAGCAACTCGATGACGCGTTGTTGGTTGTCGATCAGTCGCGCCTGGACGACGGCGAGCGTGTCTGCGCGCTCGACCGCTTCGCGCAGGGCTGCGACCTTTGCTGGGTTGGGTGAATTGATGTGTTCAGACATACGCGTCACGAATATCGCATCAGTCGGTGTAAAAGAGAACACGCGCGGTGCCTCCTATATACCGCTCGACGTGCGTGCCGAACGAGTTGTGATCGCGCCCGGAGCGCTCGACATACTCGATGAGCTCGTGGTCGGTCACGTCGTCGGCGTGGACACATAACGTGTGTACGTTCTTGCCGTAGCGCGATTCGCGGCCGCGGTACTCAATCCGGTCACTCACAGGGGATCTCGAGCCGGTCCATCCGATCGCAGGCCCGGTCGAGGGCGCGCGCAAACTCGTCCTCGTCGAGGTCATCAAAGGCCTTTTCTATGTGCCCGTCAGCTAGCAACTCCAGCAGCATGAATGCGGCTACGGCGCGGTCGCAGCAGGCAGTTTCGGCAAGGACGGCGAGGTCCATTTGAGGACCAATCACAAGCATTGACATGTTGTTCTTCTCCCCTTGTGTGGTGTTATTGGCATTCAAAAATGCATCCAAGATTGGCGCATATTATGTTAGGTATCGCACATAGGCAATGAGAAAATCACAACAACACAAAAAATGTTTTTGAATGTGCGCTAGATCACTTTTGGCAATTAGGTTGCGCGCTCGCTATCGTGCGCATGCGGCCGCTATAGCGATCGCAGGCAGTCGCAGCA